GATCCATTGAACAGCCGGTGTATCGTTCCAATACTTCTGGTGCAAAATCATTGTCTCCGAAACGTCTGATCAATACATCGAATGTACCGTATTTATAGTTAGGGTCAGTTGATTTTCGGATATTGTCTATAGACACTTTAAAGTTGTTATTAGCCACGCTACCGTCTGACATGCACTCAAAGTGGAACAAGTCATATTCAACCATTCCGAACGGTTGAGAGATGAAACTGGTTGTACGAGGAGCTTGGTATCGAGTATCAAAACGTCCGAAAATCTCAGCATACGTATCAGATCCAAAATCTGAATTTACTACGTTTGAATTACCGGCACTAATAAAGACTGATGGAGCTCCGAGTACGACAGGTGCAAGCTCATGTTCAACTCCCAAGTCTAGGTAAAGAACGTATCCTTCGTCCTGAAACTTCTTGTTATCTGTGTTCAACACTTTACCGAGGTAGTAAGTGTTATCCGGATCCAAAGAAACTAAAAGCTCTCTTGTGCTTCCGGCCTTTGTTACATGTAAAGTGAAAAGGTTTGATCCGTTATCATCCGTTGGTTGTAGATTGTCTGAACCTAATCCGTCAAAATCGATTGTAGTGTCGACAGCACATAGGATCATTCCACGTAGTAAACGAACTGTATCATCAAAAGCAGTCGGGTTACCGTCTTCATCAGTAATGGGTTGGTTTGTTTCTCTTAGGCTGCCAGTAGTGGAGTTATCTGTATAAATCGGAAATCCAACATCTGAGTTTCCTGAGACAACGTGGTCTGCAGACAAAAACAAGACATTTCCAAGAGCAGGGGTTGCAGAATCCGCTACAACTTTAAAACCGGCATTTTTGACAGTGCCCCAATTTCTCGTGATTTCGAAATCAGAAGCAGTAGCATTTGCCCCTGCACCCAATGTTCTCATGAAGGTCAATGACGTACGATTTTTCAACCATTCCCGAACTGCATAAGGCGCAGGTTTATCCGGAGATACGGTTCCAAATCTGTTTTCAAAATCAGTGAAAGTCCCTACGGTTAATGGAACAAAAGCAGGACCCATTTGTGAAGTTCCAATGATACCTGCAGGAGTACCGATTGGGGATTGTTTTTCTGCCGTTAATTCGATTTCTCTTTCGAAAAAGCCGGGAGATTTGAAGGTATTCTCAGCCATGTGATTTTCTCCTTAAATAATTCTTGTGATAATTATGTATCTATTTGTCCAAGTTTTCAATAATTGCGTAAACACGTTCCCCTTTCGAAAGATTTTTAGCTTTCACGGTAGTTTTAACGGAACCATCCGTAAAAGGGTTTTTCATTATTTCGGAACGCTGTGATGAGTCTTTAACCATGTTTCCGATAGAAACACGTTGGTTTTCGTTGTTCAAAGTGGCACCGTGTACTCCCTGTCCAGGTAATGGTGCATTTTCCGATGCAAAATCCTCAAAGGTGTAATTATCTGGATTATTGCTGGCATGTTTAGAAGCCGTGAAGTTTTGTTCTTCACTATCGGATACATCGAAACTAACAAAGGGTGCACTTGTGTATCTCCTAATATCATTGGGTGCACCCGGAAAAGAAGGTCCAACAATATATCCGTTAACATTGAGCGTAATCACACACTGTAGTCTTCTTTCTTCATTGGTGTAATCGTCGATGTTGTTTTCCAGCCTTAATTCGTCTTCTGCGGTTGCAACGAACCACCATCCTTTTGGGCTTTCGATTCTGAACGATTGTGCCGATCTAATATTATAAGAAGATAGAAATGCTTCAATCATGTGGTTCATTTGACTTTGGTATTGAGCCCAAAAAGTGACTTCATACGTAGCTTTGTAAAATCTGGGTACAGGAATCGTAACAACTTCAAAGATTGATCTTGACGGATCTAAAAGTAACGAAGTATCCGTTAAACCACTGTTGCCAGCACCTGAAGAACCAAACGTATCTTGGCTGTTTTGTAAGTTACCGGGATTTGTTAATTTTTTCCAATTCTGATCTTCCGGAGCTAGACGTCTTTTAATAGTAAGTTCTCCGTCACCTGGCCCTATACCCTGTTGAGTTTCATGAGAAATCGTAGTTCGTAGAATAGAAACTAAAGGGAGGATTAAGGCACCTTGTGAGTCACGGATAGGCTCTTTTCTCCTTAGCAAGAAGGCTCTTTCGCCTGCACCGAAGATGATTGGGATTTTTTTCAATTCATCATCTTTTGTCCAATATAACGGAATATCTTCGTTGAACAATTTGAACATTGCTCTGTCGACATCTTCGATACCACATGTCGGTACATTAAGATCAGATGGAATATCGATCCCCTCGGTACCACTTTTCATCCCACCTTCTGTAGCTACGGGATTTATTCTATATCGACTACTCATGGTTCATCTCCATAGAACGACGAGGATACTCCATCTCGTTTCACTTCTTGTTGGACGTGTAGTTCATTGTCCACTTTTCCTTGATCGACCAAAGTGCGACTGTCGCCCATTGTAGCATCGCCCCTTTGCTGTTTGAAGGTGTCTTGGATTGCATCATCATCGGTGTAGCTAATTTCCGTAGGTCCATGGATTTTAATATCAATTGTACCCCTTCGAGATTGTTTCGCTTTTAAGATCATGCCCACCAAGTGTTCCACTTGTCCGAAAATAGTTTTATCAAATTGAGTGGAAGTGACCTCAAATACGTTATCACCGTGAGTGAAGAAGTCACCCTCTACGATCTTGATCCCTCGATCCAGAATGTCACGATAATGTAGATACACTTCAACGTTGTATGTCGCATGTGTACCAAATCTGTCAGACTTGACTTCACGTGGGTTCCACTGCACTCTAGCATCTATTTCCACAGGAGCGTTAAACACTTTTTCCTGAGCTTCATCGTAGATTTCGTTGACTTGTGTAGCATCTTCTCGAACTTCGTAATAATATATCTTGTCACCAATCACATCTTTTGTAATCTCTTTCGTAATATCCGATATAAAGTCAATCTCTCTAGGAGTTATAAATAGTCTAGCCATACGTCACTCCTTATCCGATTGAGATACACTTTCCGAGTGGAACCGGAATAGTTTTTAATAGTCTTTGCAAGTTCTCGGCTTCTGCGGCTTGTGTCTCGATCAATTTATCGTAAGTCATCGAATCTAACAATTCTTTTAGGTCAGCCATCAGTTTATCTTTTTCCGTAGAAGCTTGGCTTAGAAGGTCACCGCCATTTAGGGAAAGGTCTCCGTTAGGGATGGGCACACTTCCAAACTTGCTTCTGACTTGGCCCAATACTTCTTTTGCCAATGCAATTGTATACTGGCGGATCCATTGTCGTCCCACACTGTTGATCCCAGAGAAAGTGATATTACCAAACGGAAGATTTGATATTCCTGACACTCCATCGATTGAATCATCTTGTACATCTGGGTTGAGACCGTCCATAGGTGGTCTAAATCGGATCCAGAGAACTTTTGGCTCAGTAGGCATGGGGAATATACGAAGATTCTCACCAATCACTTCATAGGAGTAATTTGATCTTCTCACACGGTTACTGACACTCATCTGCTGTTGTCGGAGTACATCCTCATACACGGGAAGAACATAGAACACAGTTTCCGGCGTAAACGATTCGAATGCAAACTCGTTATTCAAGTAGTTGATCGCTGATGTCGTATCAAAGAAACGATAGGCAGCTTGTGGACTTTTATGTAACACATCCACGATATGTAGTTTTTTACCCGAAAAGTAATCACCTACCACTTCTTGTGTCGTACCTTCCGGCGTGAACTTAAGGTCTGTATAAATATTATAGTCCTGTTGTCCCGCAGACATCTCGATTGAACCAGAATAAAGGTTGTGAGAACCTCCGACTGATGCAGCGGATGCATACGGCTCTGCTTTTCTTAAAAGGTATTCTACGGTTTCTCTAGGAAACTTTTGTTCCGCACCGGATGGTCCTTCATTGTTCTCGCCACCGGTGATATCGTTTCCTAATAAGTTGCCTAACTGACTCTTTGCTTGATTAGTATTGATCATTCGAGAGTACTCTAACGTTGCCTCTTCGAAACACATCCAGATTTGCTTCTTCGTGAGCTCAACGCTCAGTATATCATCACCTAACTTTCTTTTAACGAACGTAATCATTGCGTCTGCTTCCAATTGAAAATCCACTTCTGCATCGTAGATTCCGAATGGAGTAGGAGCTATCGTCTGAGTAAATGTTGCCATCTTTCTCTCCTGTTCGTATCGTGGTATGCACCACTTTGGTTTCATAGTATAAGTATGGTGTTGAAATCCCGAAAAACTTCGGATAAAAAGAAGGGCCGATTACCCCATCCCGCAATCGAAAGCGAGATAAAGTCGGCCCAAACGAATTTAATTTTTTTCAAAATATTTCGATTTTTTTCTCTAAAAATTATTACGCTTAATTCTTAATAAAGTAAAGTCTTTACGTAGCATTATCTACGAAACGGACGTCCACGCTTTCTACGTTTTGCAAACCATTGAAAGATTTCTTCGAAGTCTACGTCTACTTTTCCGCCCTTGATATTCTCAACAGCTTTACGTACCTTTGCTTCAACAACTTCTGAAACGCCTTCAAACGCTACTTCTACGATCTTATGGGTACGTGCCTCTGCAGCTTCCAACAAATCGTTCTTCTCTAATTCAGCAATACGAGCTTCCAATGCAGCAATTTTTGCTTCCAATTCTTCATGATTATGTGCAGCCATTGTTTCCTCCGATGACTCCGCTACTTCAGCAACTTCTACTTCTGTAGCTTCTTTTTTGGTTCTCTTTGTTCTAGCCATTACGACTCTCCTGTTTTTTGTAATTATATGTTGATTACGTTGAAATGTTTATTTTGTAACTTCTGAATTATTGTCGGCTTCTCCGGCTTGCTCATTAGCATCAGCTTTTGTGTCGATATTTCCAGACTGCAATGCACTGATTAAGTCTTCGACATCAGTTTTGCCCTCAACGATGCCAGCGACATCTGCCATACAAGTCATTACAATGTTGGTAGCATATCCTTTCAGATTCTGCTGGATATCCTTATCCTCAGATTTGGAAAGTTTGCTTATTATATCACTGAACTGTAATTCGTAGGCTCTCTCTGTTTCTACAACAGCCCTTTTATATGCTTCTGCTATGTCTTTCATCCCTTCTTTCGTAAGTTCCGAAGCTTCAAAAGCATCTTTAGTGGCACGAAGAGTCTTTTTAGTCGATTCTTTCGTATTTGTTGCGACAGTTTTGGTCATGTTTTGAAGGAAACTAGACAACTTGCCCAACAGATCCCCGATGATACCCTCATTGATTTGCTTGTTTTCTCTTTTACGATATTCTCGCAATACAATGGATGACAACTGTTCATTAGTTATTTTTTTAGACATTTCTGATCCTTATCGTCTAGCCTTACGGGATTTACGAACTTTGGTAGGCATCCACTTTTTTGTGTATGCGACGGCTCTTCGCTTGGCTTCTTTTTCTGAATATCCGTTATTCACGAAAGCTTCTGCTAAAAGACTCAAATAACGCTTGAAAAAACGTTGGCCATTTTCGACTGTCTTAGCTTCATTCAATGGTTGCTTGTTTCGAGTTTTACGTCGAACAGGTCTTTTTTGAGCTTTTTTGCTTTCCTGAATTGTTTTGACTTCGTTCTGAACGATTCTTTTTAAAGTGTTTTGCGTAATTTTCTTACTAGCACTTCTTCGTTGAGTTCTACGTGTTTTTCTCATTGTTTTCTCCTGTTAAACGAAAAATGGGTGGTGGCCAAGAGACCAACCACCCATCTGATATTCGGATTATTACCTATTCTATCGATTAGATAATGTGCATGTCCAAACAAGTTACAGTTCCGTAGAAGTCCGAACGAACCATTTTCTTACCGTAACGAGTCATAACACCTTTACGAGGAGTGAAGTCCTCAGGAGCGAACATAGTTGGAGTAACGATAAGTGGAACGTATGGAGCATATACGTAACCGGTTTCAAGATAAGAACCACCTTTGTAACCAATCAAGATGCGGTTACGTGGGAAGTATGGGTCTTTGTATACAGTGAAACGGTTAGACAATGAACCAACTTTCTCAGCACCGATAGTCATCGCACCAGCTTGACCTTGTCCGTCGATTGAGTAAGAAGGCTTGTACATCAAGCTTGACTCAAGTACGGTAGCAACGTCAGTACCAACAACGATGAAGTTAGCAGAACCACGCAAAGTCTTACGTTGGATAATGTTACCAGCATCGATGATAGTTTCAACAAGAGTAGAATACCATTCTTGCACGGTACCAGTGAATTGTGGTCCAGGCTCGAAAGTGGTAGAAACACTGTTGTCACGAGTGATAGTCTTACCAGTCAATTTGTTAACGAACTTACCAGGAGCACGTGACCAGAACAAGTTAGCACCATTGGCTTGAGTCAACAAGTCGTTCAAGATTTCACGATCCAATTCCAAAGCGATTTGCTCGGAAAGGATTTGAGTCAATTCAACTTCTGCATCCAATGAGTGGTAAGCGTTCAAGTCTTGAGCCAATTCTGGAGACCATTTTGCTTTCAACTTACGAGATGTAGCAACAACTGACAAAGATTCGATCTTGATGTCGATTTCTGGAATGATTGGAGATTCGTTTGGTTCGTTACTTTGGAAAGTAGATTCGAAAGTAGGAATAACAGTAGAATCGCCTGAATCACCAGCGACACGAGCTGAATCAGCTACGAAAGAAACGTCAAATGCATCAGCAGTAGTGAATGCATTCGTCCATCCTTGTGCAACAACGCCTTCAGCAGCATTCAAAGCTACGATCACGTGGTCACCAGACAATGGAGCTACAACAATGCGTCCACTTGAAACATCAACACGCTTGGTGAAACGACGCAAGTTCAAAGCAGAACCTGGTTGAATACCAGCTGGAAGAGTTGCAAGCAACTTAGTTCCCACAGGAGTGTTAGCACCTGGAACCAATACGATGTCTTGAAGCATAGTCAAGTCAGCGTCCCAAGTTCCGGACAACAATGCAGTTGGGATCAAAGCAAAGATGATACCGTTAAGAGTACCGTTATCCAATCGAGCTTTCAAGTCAGCGTCGAAGTCAGTAAGGATACCTGGAACACCGGTAAGATCAGAACTAGTAAATGCAACTGTACCACCAACGTCCAAACCGTTATCAGACAAAGTTACTGCACCAGTGTCAGCGTCAATTGAGTTGATGAACTGGACAGCATTGGCCACAACAGTACCGGAAACATCGATAGACAAAGCTTCGTTCACATCGTGTTGCTTTGAGTAACCAGAACCCAAAAGATCGTATTGACCACCGGTCATAGTAGAACCAGATTGAATACCTTTACCTACAGGATTGTTATAGATAGAACCACCAGCAGAGTAAGTAGCTTCAGCAGCTTCACCTTGGTTAGATCCGTAAGTGTAATCCAAGTAGAACAACAAGCCAGCTGGCAAAGACATAGGTTGGATAGAAACCAATTCGTTAGCAACCAATCCACCGAATACACGACGTACGATTGGGAATGCTACGTTTTGGAAACCAGCGATAGCACCGGAAGTACCACCTGTTGCAGCACCACTGTTAACTCCGCCCAATGCATTGCTTTCTTTCAATACTTGTGCAGCTTGGTTTTCAAGAAGAACAGACATGTTCTCACGGTTATAGCCTTGAAGGCCACGAAGAAGACCGGTACGATTCCACTTTTCAGTCAATCGTTTGTGGGTAGCGCCCATGTGTCTGGCACGAATACCCTCGGTCAAAGTTTGTAAAGTCATAGACATAATAGTCTCCTTTTATATTCTTTGAATAAGGTTTATTTGTTAATACCAGCCAAGACAGCCCAACGGTCCAACTTTACTTCATTAGTAGATGTTCTAGGCGCCTGACCAGAACGAAGCAATGTAGAGGAACTTCCTGTACTTGATCTGTTCTCATTCAATCGTTGAGAAGTACGAGCTTTGCGGCTTTCTTGTAGCTTCTTTTTGTTCAACGACTCGTTGAGAGATTGGAACAACAATTTGGCTTCGCGTTGAGTCTTAGCATTATCCATCGCTTCGACGATTGCACGTTGTTGTCGTTTAGAAAGAGTGTTCTCTTGCATGATCTTAGTAACGTAGATCAATTTTGTATTGAAGAGATTTGACTCTTTTAATTCTGATTTAGCAGCACGAGCTTGGCGTTGTGCTTGACGAGCTTTGCTTTCATTCATTTTAGCAACTCTTCGTGCACGACGTGCTTCTTTAATGGCTTTAGCTTTTACCAAGTCACCCTTAACGGAACCACCACCAAAAGATGATGCACCCTTAGAAGCGTTACCGGTTTTGAAAGCAGATCCGTAGTTACCCAATTCTTCAGCCAAAGCATTCAACAATTGTTCTTCAGAAACTTCTACGAACATTTCTTTACCAAGTTTTCCACCGCCAAAGTGGCCGGCCATTGATTTAGCTTCACCTTCAGCAAGACGTCGTCTGCGAGCCATACGAGCTCTGCGGGCACGGCTTTCTCTCAATGCACGAGCTGAACGAGTAGAACGAGGAGATCTGCGAGCTGATCTGTTAGAACCACGAAGAGCACGACGCAACATGCTTTCATCGATTTCTACTACTTCATCGTCTTCATTACATTCATCCATGTTGTCTCCTTCTGCCATGTAACCTTCCATTTCGAGGTCATCGTCAAAATCGGCATCATCGAACTCGACATCTTCGAAGTCAGCTCCATCTTTGCCCATCATTTCACCGTCTTTACCGAAGTCCATGTCGTCTTCTGTATCAAGCAACTCGTCTTTCAACATTTCAACATCAACACCGAGTGTTTCGAGAGCATCGATAATTTCGCCCTCTCCATCTTCATCTTCGAAGCCTGCATCATCGAATTCTACATCTTCGAAATCTGCGCCGTCTTTTCCCATTGAGAAATCTTCCCCTTCAAAAAGCCAGCTATTCTTACGTCTGCGCATTCCGCTCTCCTTTAATATAACAGTTAGGTTTTTAGCCATTCGTACGTTCTGGCCGTTTTCAGTAATTATGAGTGCCTTACGAATTTTCTTCAAGGTCTCAGTTAATTGTTTAATTTTTCTCGGATTTTTCGTAGTTGAAAGCTCCTTAACTAATTGTATAGCAGCTTTACGCAATCTACGATTTCTATTTTCAACCGTGATATTCACGTGTACAGATTTATCTCCACCCTCATCAGATGACTCTTCTTCGAAGTCATCGTCATCAGAGATTTCGATACTAGAAAATCCGTCAGAATCGATATCTAATGAAGTATCTTCCATACCCATATCTTCTGCAGGTTCTGCTCCGAAATCTTCATCGTCAAAATCGGCATCTTCAAAAGAGCCCTCTGGATCGATGTCACTATCAGGAGATACTAATTCATCATCCAATAAATCAACGAGATCATCGTCGCCTTCATTGATTTGGGCTTCGATCAGACGTCGAATCTTCGGCGTGATAGTATCAATAATCTGGTTTTTTGCTCGTTGCTCCGCCATTTCTCGTAGTTTACGAGCATCGGCGATAGCATCTTGATACATGTTCGACATGTGCGACTCCTTATTCAATCTTCTTTAATTATTATCAACTTAAGGTAATTATCAGTAATTATTTCCTTTTGCCTCGAAGATGTCGCATTTTTCCTTGATGCTTCTTTTTTCTACGCTTCATGCCACGTGTCACAGGAGCTCTACGATCTTTTAGTTCCTGAGAAATACCGGACATTTTCCATTTTTTAGTAAAGCGTTTAATGAGAATTTGATTAACTACTTCCGTAGGCTTTCCGTTGTCTTTTCTAGTTAGTTTAACGGAGAATTGATGTTTGCCTTTCACTTGTCACCCTTATGAGTTGATTAATATTCTGCGAATGTAATTTCGTAATAGATTTTCTTCGATTTTTAATTCATGGTTGTTTGGATTAAAAACGTCAGAATCGATGTCTTGTTCACCATCGTCTATCATGTAATTATCCAAAGTATTTTCACCTTGTAAATAATTTATCGTTGATGGTCCCGCAAAACGTTTATTGTGAGCAAACTGAGGTGACGTGGACGATAAGTCACCCGTAACAGTTGGATTGGTTTCTCCATCACCGACATGATCGATACCATCACTATATAGTTTTGGGATTGGTGACATGGAGTTCGATCTTTGTGCGATTCTTTCCGCTATTCTCAATGCTTCAGCAATATTAGTAGCAGCATCGACAAAATGGAATGGATCATCATGACCGTAACCAGCGTTATCAAAATCATGTGGGCCATCTGCTTTTTTGTGAATAGCTTTTTCTGTTTCCTCGTCAAAACCGTGATCAGAATCTTCAATCTCTTCTTTTTCAGCTTTTTGTTCGTCGGTTTCAGAATAAGGGAAACCCGAGCCCATCGGTCTATTGAGATGGTAACTCGGGTCTATTGAACCATAGCCTGACCCTGTTCTAGGATCGACTTGACCGGGCCCTCCAGTTGTTCCTATAGAAAATTTAGAATGTGGAGGTGTAGTCATCTAAGGCTCCGGAAATATGGGATTATGAAGATCGGCCCATTTTATAATTTTTAAGCGTATTGCTCGCAATACTTTGCCCTGAATTGATCAAGTCTCTTTCAGTAGCAGGAGCTCCTGTACCCCACGGATTAGTGCCCACTGGAGCATGATCGTTCGCTGGTTGATTAGCTGGATTCAGATCTGCAGTTCCAGGTGAAGCAAGATTCGGAACAAACGGAGTTGTTGGCAAGCCACCACCACCTGTTGCAACCGATTGAAGGTCAGGAACAGGGTCTTTGGTCGTTCCTTCGAAGTCTCGAGATGCACCATCCGGAAAGTCAGGTGTTGTTTCTACTCCGGTAAGCAGTAGTTCATTTCCCATTTTCGTGATTTCTTTCGGAGCCAATGTACCATTGTGGATAGGCGATGTCGGATATAACGATTTCATTGCAGCTTGGTTTGAGAACCTTCCAGCCGAATCCCACTGTGCGTCGGGTTTTGTAGTGATTTGATTAGTAGACATAATTTCTCCTATATAGGTTATTTGTGCACAACCTTAATTATGTGTCAGAAGTATTTTGTCCTGCGAATGCAATGGTTGCCCAATCTTTAGCCCCTGAGAACAAATCGGATATATCTTCAGTGTTAGCCACAGTAGCCGCTTCTACGGTAGCTGGTGCACGTCTACCCTCGTTATTCATTTGTTCTACAAGAGTGGTCCTTGCTGTATCTGCAAAAATATCTGCCATCACGGGATCATTTGTCAATCCAGAGATACTAGCTTGAACTTGGTCGACCATCGGATTAGATTGATGCTTGGGATTCGTTGGAGTCGACTTTCTGGATACAGGCCGTTTTCTCGAGACTTGTTGCTCCTCAACAGCTTCCTGTAGAGACCGTTGTCTTCGCTTGGGTTGAACAGCCTCCATCAAGCCTTCGTCTTCACCGATTCCTTCGAACAAGAGCTCCACTAAGCACTCTTTTACGATTTCTTTTAATAGGGTTCTACTTAATTTTTTACTCATTTTATATCCATTATTATTAGTTTACTGGAGCTACATCCACAACCGTTTCTGCTGTATTTACAGTATTAAATCCTAGAATATCGTTTCCACCGTTAGTAGTAGTGTCAACTGTTTCCAGACCAGACATTTGATCTCTGCTAATATTAGTCAATCCAGCTAGAATTTCGATGTGATCGGTATCATCTGATAAAAACTTGAAAAACACACGAGAGCATTTTAGCTCTAATCGTTGGCCATCGATAGACTTTAAATCTATATATGCGCCATTGTCGAAACCATGTTGATTGAAAGCAACCAGTACTTTATCCGGAAGGATTTCTGCATTGCCTGCTCGATGTCCGTGTAGAATAACCCACCGAGTAATATAAGGAAAAGAAACTGACCAAATATCATCCGCAGTAGTCGTTGTTACATTGACAGTTTGTGCATAAGGAAAACCACTTGCTTGGTACTCACCGACATGACCCAAATGGGGACGTGGCCACCCTAGGTTGTTTCCTACATGAACGGTGGAACTGCTATTATTCTGTGCTTTATCTCTATCGTAATAAGACATATTTTTACTCCCAAGTCAAGATGTCATTTAGTATTCTATCGACTCTATCGCTCTTATTGAATACTTTGTTTAGTTGTGATTCTTGGACTATAATCTCTTCATCTCGTTCCCGACCTTCACGCATCATAAATGCTCCCGGGGTGCTAGGCTCTGTAACGAAGTCCCAACAAATCAATTGGAAATCGTCCTGTACGTATTGATAGTCACCTTGTTTTCTTGTTGATCCTACCCCTCGAGAACTGATACCGAGTGTGACACCGCTATCTACCAAAGATTGTAGAATTTTACCACTAGGCGTATCCAAGATTTCGACTGTTCCGTAACAGATATCTCCATCCATATAGGCTTCTCGCACAATATGTGATGCATTCTTTAATTCTACGACAGAAGAATCCGGATGGTCCAATTCACCCAATGCACGGTTTTCCGCAATAAACTTTTGGTAGTTACGTACTTCTCGTTCTAAAATGTCAATTGGATAGATTCTACCGTTTTGGTTCAGGGTGTTGGCTTTTTGTAGGATACCTTTCATGATGTACTTTCCGCCATTAGCGGCTCTTTCTTGCAACATCTTTTCCCGGTCAAACTCCCAGTTCGCCCATTCCGTTATTAATCTCATATCTTTTGGCATTAGTTTCTCCTAATTTCTTCCGTCAAATCTACGATTTTAAGGAACTTGGCAAGGTTGTCGTCTGATATATCATTCACATTCACTTCAGCGATCTGAGAGCGAACCTCATCGATCTTAGATAACACGATATCGTTACCGCATTGTACCTTGTACTCTTGCAAAGTGTTCAATGCGCTTTTTTGTACCGATTCAACTAGTTTCACAAATCTATCGGGTTCTGTGTCTACGAAGATATACGACTTGATTAATTCTTGTTGGACTGGCGTCATTGTTTTTCCGTATTTCTCGTTAAACTTTTCGACCATAATTTTAGCGACGAGTGGATCGACTTCTGGAGTCTTTTCCTCTTTGAGGGATTTAACTACGGGTTTTTTCGTAAGGATTTGGTGTACTTTACCTTCGTAAATAACAGAGCCACTTAGGGAGCTATTGTCACGGTCCCTCCATGTTTCTAATAGCTGACCCACAGTTGCTAATTCCGTGTAATTACTTAAGTGTTGTTTCCAGAACCCTTTACCAAACGTATAGTTAACGTCTTTGATCAATTTAGACTTTTCTCGTTCTAAACGATGTTTATTATGTTTTTTAGCAGCTAATTTCGCTTCACCCAAGACACGAGTTGCTAGAGATTCGTCAAATCCGAAGTTTTGACTCAGTGCTTCAAACAGCTGGTGTTCTTTTTGCAATTCTTGCCCTTTCTGAAAGAACCGGGAAATAATACGCTGGGCTTCTTTCTGTTTGGTTACGTTACCTTCAACAAGACCAGCTGCAGCGGTTTTCAACAGTAGTCCATATACGATACCTACGTTCCTTTTCTTGTTATGTGATTTACTCATCATCTTTCCTCGTCAATATCTAAATCAAATTCATATTCTTCTGTATCCGCATCTAACGAATGGTCAAAATGCTCTTCCAAGAGTTCGGAATATGAGCTTTCTGGATTTTCGGTTAATACGGAGCCTAATCCTAACTTAACTGACATACTTTCCATAGTCTTTCTCATAGACTTTGACAACGATGGTGCCACGGTATTTGGAATCGGATCCTTTTCATCTTCCATACCAGCTATATATTCCGCAAGCCTACGTTGTTTTGATTCATTAGCCAAAAGATTTGTTCTTGTAGAATTTCTGAGCCAGCTATTATCGTAAGGATCGTTCATAGAGTCCTGTGATCTTTTATTAGTGACCATTCCATGAAAATCAGGCTTGTTCAACTTATCCGCTGTTCTCGTTGATTTTCTTTGTCGAGGCTCATGGATCTCCTCTCCCCAAACGTTAGTCTTACCGCTAGCAGATGGTTTTACTGCGTTTTCGCCTGAAGCTGCCATAGCAGCGATCCTAGCAAGATCGATCTCATCTTCATCGAGTTCATCTGTTTCACCGATCAAAGAGTCACCAAAGTCGTCGTATTCATTGACACCTGGTTGTGGCTGTATTCCGGTAAGTACAGGGCCCTCTGGTTGGTCTCCGGCGAATAGACCGCCTCCATCATCTCCACCACCATCATCCCCATCGGATCCAACGGCTTCTAGCTCCATATCAGCTAATTTTTCTTTCAGCATGTCATTCTTGATTTTCTCGATGTCTTCGGAAGTAAAACCGAAGATATTTCGATACAACCAATTTTTGGACACCATACCTTCTGGAGCGGAACCAGCGATATCAAAACGCATCTTGATCAAATCCAGCTTTTGGCTTTGTGCCAATGAAGACGGATTACTCAACGCTAATCTGAAATCTAGAATTTCTTCATCGTCAAAACCGTGACAATACAAGTGGATCATCGCGAGTTTATTCAACTCTGCAATGATCGTCTTTTGAATCCTTGCAATCGTACGTGAGAATCGAATGTCTTCTTGTGCGAGAGTTGCTTTAGATCCGATGTCTTCGTCATACCCTAGGTAAGCTTTGGGGATTTTCAACGCTGCGAATAATTTCTTTTGAATATACTCTACGTCCTCGATAGCGGAAGCATTGGTACCACCGGCAAGGTTATCCACTCTAGTGCCACTGTCTCCACCACGTACAGGAATAAAGTAGTCTTCGTCAACGGCCATTGGGTTGTATCTCAGGTCCATTGTGCCGTTCTGTCCCACAACTGGGTTACGCTTCAATGCTGTCTTTGCCTGTTCTACATAATCTTCGATTTCATCTGGTGGAACGTTACCTACATCGATATAGAATACCCTTCTCTCAGGTGCACGAACAACACGATAGAGGAGCATTGCATCTTCTTGAAGAATTAGTTGTCGCCAGATTCGTCTTGCTGATTCCAATACAGATGAACCATACGGTAGAAACGCATCATTTCCAAGTAGTCTGAAGTGTGATACTTGCCAGTTTTCTAGGATGGTGTTACCTTGAGTGATCCAACGGAACCTTACGGCGCTTGGGTCATCTAAGTCAAAACCTTCTTCCCGTTCTACTTCAGTGATCGTGATAGGGTATGCATCCACAACACCGTATTCTGGATGGATGTCATTGAATAGGAAGAAATCCCCGTATTTAACAAGGTTTCTAACCCACATTACCAAATTAAAGTTTACATTAAGAGTCTCATAGAACAGGGTCT